CACCACCAACATGACCACCGCTTTCGCGAGCAATAAAACATTTTATTTGGGAAAAAGAAACTCTGATAATAGTGGGCATCTCAAAGGTTCTATTGGCTGTATGGTCGCTATTATGAGAGACCTCACTACTGGAGAAATGAGCCGTTTATCTGCTGCGATGCTTGACCGATGGAATGTTGGCAACGGCGCAGCACTTAAATAGGAATTAATAAATGTCAACCCGCCCACAGTCTATAACTTATTATGTCCAAACTGAAGCTTTGGCTAGTGGAGAAGGAACTCTAGTTTATAAGGGCACCAAACGATATATCGTGCGTGGAGATTGGGGACATACGTCGCCGTTAAATACTGTAATTTCAATACAAACTCGATGGCCTGAATTTAATGTCGATGAGTGGTTAATAGAGAATGGTTATACAATCCCGAACAACCCTCCAACCCCGTAAGTCATTTTACTTTTTTACTAACTAATTATTGATAGCTAGTTATATCGGGAGAGTTTTCAATGTCATCTATGTTAGAGCAGGCAATCGTCGATGCAGCATCCCTTCGCGACGCCGCAATCAAGAGCGCAGAACAAGTTGTTGTAGAACAATATTCAAATCAAATTAAAGAAACTGTTGAGAGGCTTTTGGAGCAAGATACTCCAGAAGAAACCGACGCAGACGCTGCGCTGGCCATGGATTTAGATTCACAACTTCCAGAGGCTTTTCACCTAGAAGTCGAAGATGATCAAATTTTAGAAATTGATTTACATAGTTTGGAGCATCTTGACTTGGCAAAAGACGATGTTACAATAGTTTCCGAAGATAAAGAAAGCTTAGAAGAGGGCGAAGATGATGAGCCGGTTGAACTAGAAGAGGCTGATTTAGAAAAATTAGCAGAAGCACTTAAATTTGATTATAAAATGCAGCCTGACGGCGGCTTCGCCAATGGCCAAATGCGGCCCGTGACAGATTATGAAAACGATAATGAAAATATTGCAGAAATTGCAGCGGCCATCAGTAGATATAATGATGAGTTAGAAGAAAAGAACGAAAAACTAAAGAAAGAAAATAAAGAACTAAAAAATAAGTTTAAAAAACTTAACGAAACAAAGAACGAATTAATTAACACAGCTAAAAAAATTAAAGAAAAATTTGATGAAGCGCAGCTAACAAGCGGCAAACTTCATTATATGAATCGCGCTTTAATGGATGACTCTTTAAATGAGCGGCAGAAAAAACAAATTGCCGAATCTATTAGTGAGGTTAGCTCTTTGGAGCAAGCGAAGATTGTCTATGAAACACTTCAGAGCACGGTGGGCATTTCTCATAAAGAGAAATCAAAATCACTTAGCGAAGTAGTAAGTAAGCGAACTTCGTCTTCTATTCTTCTCCACTCCCGCAAAAAGCGGGATCCAGCGGAGAGGCAAGAAAATGATTTTGCCGAACGCATGAAGCGTTTGGCAGGAATTGACAATTAACCAAAAGGAGGATTACAACATGTCAATTGTACAACGTTTAACAGAAAATATTGTTCAACGAGATCTAACGAAAGAAGGCGCCGCACTACTTAGCAAGTGGGAACGCACTGGCCTTTTAGAGGGCATCGAGAACGATAATCAAAAAAATAGTATGGCTTGTCTCTTAGAGAATCAAGCAAAAGAGCTTCTTCGTGAGGCTTCTACGATGGCAGGCGGCGACGTCGAGGGCTTTGCGTCCGTCGCGTTTCCGATTGTTCGTCGTGTATTCGGCGGTCTAATCGCCAACGAACTGGTTTCAGTTCAACCGATGAGCTTGCCTTCGGGCCTCATCTTCTTCTTGGATTTCCAAGTTGCCGGCAATAGTGCCAAACTGGGCTACGCAGCAAATGATTCACTGTATGGCGGAGGCGTCGTTGGTCAACAGGTCACCGGCGGTGTCAGCTTAACCAGCGCTTCGGCAGGCGACAACACGTCTAAGGGGTTCTACAGCCTTAACAACGGCTTTAGTTCGCCTACAGCTTCGTTTGCAGCGATTACTTTTACTCTATCACATACCGGCACCATGCCGGGTAGTGGTTCTTACGGCGCTGAGTTAGCCAAGGCTTGTCGTTATGATCCAGACCTTTCTGGTTCGGCCGTCGCGGTCGTTACGTGGACTGGCTCTGCGGACTTATCAAATATGAACGTGGACAATTTGATTGCGGTATCTATGACCGACGCGAATGCCGATCCTACGTCGGGCTCACTTGTCCGTCGCCTGACTCAGAAGTCTACATCTTCGGCTAATAACTTGCCAAGCTCAACGGCTTATAAGGGTATTGCGGTTTTCAAGGCTCGATCTGGTGTTTCCCATGGTACACTTGGAGCTTCAATTACTGCATCGTCTGGCGTTCGTGCAATTAATTACCCAATTGCTGACAATTTTGACAACATTGGCGAGCGAGCCTTGGGCGGTGTTGTTGGCGCTAGCTTGTGGGATCTTGAGAATCAAACTAAGATTCCAGAGATCGACATCAAGGTTGATTCGGTCAGCGTCACTGCAATCACCAAGAAGCTTAAGGCTAAGTGGTCACCAGAATTGGGTCAAGACCTCAACGCATACCATAACTTGGATGCGGAGGTTGAGCTTACTGGCATTCTTTCAGAGCAAATTGCTCTAGAGATTGATCGCGAAGTTCTTAGCGATCTTGTGCACGGCGCAACGGCTGGTACGTATTACTGGTCGCGCTCACCGGGTCTGTTTGTTAATAGAACTACTGGTGCGGAAGTTGGTGCATCTTCGGCTGCTCCAGACTTCACCGGTACGGTTAGCGAATGGTATGAGACTTTGTTAGAGACGGTCAATGACGTTTCTGCTCAGATTCATCGTAAGACCTTGCGTGGCGGGGCTAACTTCATCGTTACTTCGCCCGAAGTTGCCAGCATCCTTGAGATGACTTCTGGCTTCCGTGCTTCGGTTGCGGTTGATGGTGATAAGGGAACTGCCGGCGCAGTCAAGACTGGTAGCGTTAATAAGAAGTGGGATATTTATGTTGATCCTTACTTCCCAAGAAACGTTATCCTTGTTGGTCGTAAGGGCAATAGCTTCCTTGAGAGTGGCTATGTGTATGCTCCTTATGTTCCGCTGCAGGTTACGCCTACTATCTTTGGACCAGACGATTTCGTGCCCCGTAAGGGTGTCATGACTCGCTATGCGAAGAAGATGGTTCGTCCTGATATGTACGGCGTTGTCGTTGTACGTGGTCTGATTGGTGAGGCTGGTGCAACTAGCTAAGTCAATTGACTAAAAAGGATTAATTTCCGGCCCCCGCTCTTCGGAGCGGGGGTTTTCTTTTATGGTGGACTATTTATAGGTGAATGAGAATTCTCATTCACAACTTAGTTATCGGGTAGACTTTGAGCTACCCCCCAGTATTGCTGAAATAGACCAATGCGGGGACATGATTATAAAGGGAGGGTTTTTAACTATGGGCACTAAAAGGATAGGCCTCGCGAGAGTCGAGGCATTATTAGAAAATTTGAAGAGGGAGTTGGCGATGGGCGCCGGCACTATTATCTCTGGGGCCAAAGGCCTTCAGCATATTGCAACAGCTAGGACAGCCACCTCAGACGGGGCGACCACCGGCCTTATTGCCGATGGCACATCCTTTGTTACGGTAACTTCGGGAGGGGCAAATAATATTATTACTTTGCCGACACCAACTCCCGGCACTATAGTGTGGTTGTCCGAACTCCTGACTACGGGTTATGAACTTAGAACCGACACCCCGGCGTCAGTTGCAATCAATGGTGGTGACGGCAGCGGCGCCGAGTCAGCTATCGCTGGTGCAATAAAACTTGTTCGTTGTGTTTGCATAGACTCGTCGGAGTGGATGTGTACACAATTTGATGCTGACGGCGACGAAAGCAAGGTAGAAGCTGCAGCTTCTTCTTAATAATTAAATTATTAAAGTAGTTAGAGTAAACCCCACCTTCTTCGGAAGGTGGGGTTTTTTATGTTTAACGGTTGAATAACATATGTTATATTGGAATATTATAGGAGTTCGTTATGGGAAAGAAAAGAAGAATTAAAAAATATCTTCAAAAATTTGGTAATAAATTTGGTATGAAATATGGCCCTTTTTCTGGGGAAGTAAAGGCAGAGGAGTTGCAACCCGAAGTTGTTGCAATAATTAGTGAGACACCAACTTTAGAAGCGGCAAAGCCCGAAGAAGTTGTTGAACCAAAGGCAAAACCAAAGGCAAAGCCAAAACCAAAGGCAAAGCCAGTTGTTAAAAAAAGACAAAGGGCTATAAAAAGAAAAACAACAAAGCACAAAACCACTTAAGCAATCTTTTTTGTTGCCGCTCAACTAATTACCATGGCAGGAGAATTAGTTAATGGCAAGACCAACTTTAACACCAACAAGCACAACAAGCGAGATTGTGCTAACAGCGACCGGCTCAACCTCTTTGGTGAGCGCCGCACTTCCATATGGAATTTATGTATCTAATACAAATTTTTTAAGTGGTGCGGCCGAACAAGTTTCTTATGTTTATAAGAAATTGGGCGGCGATGTATTGGATATTGAAATAACCGCCGGGAATGTTTATGCAGCATACGAAGAGGCGTGTTTAGAATATTCCTATTTGGTTAATATCCATCAAGCTAAAAATTCACTAGGCGATTTGCTAGGAAACACAACGGCTTCTTTTGATCATGATGGTGAAGTTTCAAGCTCTTCCACCATTTCAAGCGTTTCTTTAAAATATCCAAGATATACATTTCAATATTCGCGACGAGCAGGCGAGGGAGTGGCCGCCGACGCCGCCGCCGGCGGCGCCCTGGCCCTTTATTCAGGTTCATTTGCTGCTGTTGCAAATCAGCAGGATTACGACTTACAAGGACTTATTTCAAGTTCGGTTAGTTCTTTTGACGGTACCGATACAATTGGAAATAATAGAATTACAATTAAAAGAGTTTATTATGTGACTTCTAGAGCGCAGTGGCGCTTTTATGCATTTTATGGTGGATTAAATGTAATTGGCAATATGTCAACTTATGGACAATATGCTGATGATTCAACATTTGAAGTTATTCCAACATGGCAGAATAAATTACAAGCGATGAATTATGAAGACAGTATTAGTACTAGAATTTCAAACTATTCTTATGAAATTCATAACAATAAAATAAGACTTTATCCTACACCATCTGGCTTTTCAACAGATGAAAAATTTTGGGTTCAGTTCACAGTTAAGAAGGATGCGTGGGAAGAATATTCAGATCGAAAAAATGGAGCAGAGGGCGTAAATAACATGAACACTCTTCCTTTCGCAAATGTTCCATATGAAAATATTAACAGCATAGGAAAACAGTGGATTCGAAGATTTGCGCTGGCACTCAGCAAAGAGATGCTGGGATATGTAAGAAGTAAGTTTGGAGGCTCAATTCCAATTCCGGGGGAGTCGCTTTCTTTAAACGGCGGTGATTTGGTAAGCCAGGGGCAAACAGAACAAAAAGATTTAAGAGAAGAGCTTAAAACTGTTCTTGACGAATTGACATATGCTAAGTTGGCGGAAAGAGATGCGGCAGTTGCTGAAAGTGCTACCAAAACACAAGGAGCTGTCCCTTTGCCGATTTTTGTGGGATAAAATAAATGTCAAATGAAAAAAAAGATAATTGGTCACAACCCGCTGCACCGCCGCCGCCGCTGTTTATTGGCAAAAAAGAAAAAGACCTAATTAAACAGATAAGTAATGAAATTGTTGAAAGAGTTGTGGGCCAAACAATATTATATTATCCAATAAGTGCGAAACATACAAATTTTCATGAAGTTTATGGCGAGGCTATTGAAAAAACATTTTTGCCGCCCGTTAGAGTTTATGCACTTATTGCTTGGGAAGGGTTAACCACCGAAACTGGCAAATTTGGTGTAGATAAAAAGTCCTCTTTAACTGTTCATTTTCACAAAAGAAGGTTAACAGAAGATCAGGATCTTTTTGTAAGAGAGGGTGATTTTATTTTATATGGTAATATATTTTATGAAATCGTTACGCTTGATGAACCACACCAGCTTTTTGGTCAATCTGATACAAAATATGAAATTGCCGCCAAGTGTGTAAGAGCAAGGAAGGGTAAGTTCAATGCCAAGTAGAATAAAGACATTAAAGCCATCTACTTTTGAAACCATTGATTCTGCGGTTTTTGATTGGGTTGATAATGTTTTAGATCTCCATGCGACTACAAACGAAGGGTGGAAAAAAGTTCCTGTTTTGTGGTTGACTGCCGAGCGAGCAGCACAGAGAGAAAGAAGAAGGGCCACGTTTTCAGAGGCTTTAGTTTTTCCAATGATTTCGGTTGAAAGAACCTCCGTAAGCAAGACGGCCGTCACTCAGCGCCCAATCCCGGGTAATGTATTCCCGGTTCAAGACTATCGTAGGGGTGCATTTAAAATCCACAGACGAATAAATCAAGAAAAAACTAAAGATTTTAGAAACGCTGATAGTATAGATGTTTACGGGCAAAAGAATTTTCCATGGAAAGACTCTTTTGGGAGAAAAATTCCTAATCAAAAAATTGTATACCAAACAATAACTGCACCAATGCCAGTGTATTACGATTTGGCGTATACGCTTAATGTTCGAACTGATTATCAGCAACAAATGAACGAGGTAATGCAGCCATTTATGGTCCTCGCCGGCGGCATTAACCAATTTGTTTTAGAAAAAGATGGTTATTCGTATGAGGCTTTTCTTGAAGATAATTATGCTTTAGACAACAACGTTTCAAGCTTAGCTGAAGACGAAAAGAAGTACGAAACAACAATAACAATCAAAGTTTTGGGGTTTCTTGTGGGATCAGATAAAAATCAAAGTACTCCAAAAATGGTTATACGCGAAGGCCCTGTAGAACTTAAATTTCAGCGCGAAAGGATTGTTTTAGGCGATATAAATGAATATGGCATCGAAGACGACAAAGAAAAAGAACCGCTTCGCCCCAGACACAAAGAATCTTTTCCGTTTGATTCTTAGAGGGGTTTTACCTTTGAAATTACTATTTACTATGTATAAGAGAGCAGGAGAATTATAAATATGAGCGCGAAGAAGTTTAGATTTGTTTCACCGGGAATTTTTTTAAATGAAATAGACAATTCTCAGTTACCCCGTGAGCCGAGAGAGATAGGCCCCCTTGTTGTTGGTCGAACATTGCGTGGGCCAGCTATGAGACCTGTTCAAGTAGATTCCTTTGCAGATTTTGTTGAAGTGTTTGGTGAGCCGCAACACGGCGGAGTAGCTTCAGATCCTTGGCGACATGCTGGGGAGCAAGCACCAACTTATGCTGCATATGCCGCGCAAGCTTGGTTAAAGAATTCGGCAACAATTAATGTTGTTAGGCTTCTTGGGAAAGAACACACTAACAAGACCAGCGGCGGCGAAGCCGGCTGGAAAACAACAAATGCTTTGGCCACATCCTATCCTGGCACCAACAATGGCGGTGGAGCTTATGGCTTGTGGGTATTTAGCGGCAACGGCTTTGGCACAGTACAACAGGCGGCCACTGCAACCGGCTCTTTGGCGGCCACTTGGTATATTAATTCAGGCTCGATGGCTTTAGTTGGAAGTGATTTGGCAGGAACTGCAGTCACAGACCTTTCAGGTGCGGCTAATTTAATGCGCTCAGATTCTAGTGGTAATTTTACGGCATTAATTAAAAGCGGCAATACTGAAAAGAGAATTACTTTTAATTTAGGCTCAACTCATAAAAATTATATTAGAAAAGTTTTTAATACAAACCCTGTGCTAACTAACACTAGCATTACTCCCACCGCGGGTCAAGAAGTGTATTGGCTTGGTGAAACATATGAGAACACTTTGCTACATCAGATTAATGGTACGAGTTTTGTAACTATGTCTGCCTGGCCTGCCGACCCGGATGACAACGGCCTTGAAACCTACGACATAGTTACTGGTTCAATCGGCACCGCGGCCCCGGGATCCGCCACATATATGGGCGTCATCTTGGGTTTGAAGTGCGGCGCCACCGGCGAACACGGCACAAGGCAAACTCCATATGTTCAAGCGAAAGATGCCAATGGAAATCCTCAAACGGGGTGGTTTTTCTCACAAGATATTGCCGGCGGCGCTGCCAGTGCGAGCTATGCCCCCGCCAACATGACAAAATTATTTAAATTTCATGCACTCGACCATGGCGAATGGGCACAAAATAATCTTAAAGTTTCTATTACGAATATTAAATACTCAAAGGATGATTTTGATAAATGGGGCAGCTTTGATATTTTAGTAAGAAGGCTCAAAGATACAGATAAATCACCAGTTGTTTTGGAAAGATTTAGCAATTGTAATTTAAACCCGGATTCTATTAACTATGTTGGTAGAAAAGTTGGCACTCGATATGTTAGATTTGACGAGGGTGAGAGAGTTTTGAGACCCGAAGGTGAGCATTCAAACAGATCTAAATATGTTCGTATACAAGTCGGCGCTGACGCCTCAAACAATTCGGAATTTCTGCCTTTTGGTACTTTTGGTCCGCTTAAGTATACGGCCGTCAACATCGCCGGGGTAACTACCGGTAGTTTTTCGGCTTCTTTCAACGAGGCTGCCGCGGCAAGCCCAGTAATTGGCAACACTACCGGCGCGACGCCAAATGCCTATGCCACCGGTATTATAAAAAATGGCGGATCGGGCTCTGTTTCAGGTTCAATGGCCAAGTACATGAAGTTTTTGTTCCCGCGAGTTCCTGCTCGTATATCAGCCTCTCAAGAGGGCCTTTCAAGTAATAAGTTAGCGTATTTCGGCGCTTACACGGGTAAAACAAAAACAAACGGTAGATTTAACGAAGACATTGTGGATCTTGTTAAAAACAAGGCCAGCGGCCTAGACCAGTTTAGTGCAACTACAAATTTCACAGAGCATTCGTGGGCATTTTCACTTGACGAAATTATTTCAGGCTCTGGTGATTATTATTGGTCACCGGGCTCCAGGCCGGCCGGCAAAGCGCTCAACAGCACTGGATCTGGTGGCTCTTACAAAGATATTTTGGATGAAGAAATTTATTCATTCACGGCTTTGCTGTATGGTGGTTCAGATGGCCTAGATGTTAAAGAAAAAGATCAATTCAGAACGACGTTGCTTGAAGATAAAACACAGCTAAGCAATTATGCTTTTAATAGTGTAAAAGAAGCGGTTGATATTTGTAGAGATCCAGAGTTTGCTGAATTTAACTTAATTGCAATGCCCGGCATTTATCATGAGGGCCTAACAACTCACATGATTGAAACTGCTGAAGCGAGAGCCGATGCTATGGCGGTAATCGACCTTAAGGGCGACTTTAGACCGGAAGCTGAAGGCAATGCTGGAAAAGTTTATGGTACTGTCGCGACTACAATTACTAATCTTAAAGGCCGCGGCCTAAACTCTAGCTATGCCTGTGCTTATTATCCGTGGGTTCAAATAAGAGATACTGTTAATGGCAACGTAGTCTTTATGCCGCCTTCAGTAGCGGCGATTGGAGCAATGTCCTATACTGATAGAGTCCGTGCGCCATGGTTTGCCCCTGCGGGCTTCAACCGCGGCGGCCTATCAAGCGGCGTAGCTGGCTTACCAGTTATTAATGTAACACAAAAGCTTACTTCTAAAGAACGAGATAAGCTGTATGAGGCAAATATTAATCCAATTGCTTCTTTCCCAAATGAGGGTATCGTAATTTTCGGCCAAAAGACTCTTCAGGTTACAAGAAGTGCGCTCGACAGGATTAACGTGCGTAGATTGTTGCTTTATGTTAAGAAGGGCATTGCCACAATTTCCTCAGATATTCTATTTGAGCCAAACGTTCAAGAAACGTGGGATAGGTTCATCGGCCGCGCTGAGCCATTTTTGGCCGACGTTAAAGCAAGATTTGGCTTAACTGATTATAAGCTGGTGTTAGATAAGACTACCACAACTGATGATTTGGTTGATCGCAATATTATGTATGCAAAGATTTTCTTAAAGCCTGCCCGATCAATTGAATTTATCGCAGTCGACTTTATTATCACAAATACTGGAGCAGCATTTGAGGATTAAGACTAATTATTAGGAGAGTTAGGAGAATAACCAATGGCAAAACAAGCATCCCCGTTACCTCAATGGCAATCGCCAAATATTGAACCAAAGCGTAAATTTAAATTTATTTTAACTTTTGGTGATATTCCGGCGTGGGTTGTTAAAACTGCGGGCCGGCCAAATTTGAGCCTTACGGCCGGCGCGACACATCAATTTTTAGCTCACACTTTTAAATTTCCTGGCCGCGTCGAATATAATGATATTCAAATTGCATTAGTTGATCCTATTGACCCTGATGTTGCTTCAGTAATGTTTAAGATGTTTCAAGACGCTGGTTATGTTCCTCCGTCAGACTGGACGATGCAGAACCAGGGGTGGAAAATTAGTCCCTCTAAGCTAAAATCAATTGATGCGACAAAGGGCAACATAGCTGTTAAAACTATTGATTCGGCCGGCGCAGATGTTGAAAAGTGGACTCTTCATAATGCTTGGGTAAAAGAGGTTAATTATGATGATGTTGGTTATGATAGCGAAGAGTTAATGAGCATTACGGTTACGCTGTCATATGATTATGCCACCCATGAAGTTTTTTCCGCTGAGTAATAATTACTAGTAGAATGCTAACCAATAACCGCTTAATTGAAACACAAGCACAGCAATCATTTAGATTTTATTTAAAGATAAATGATTTTCCTGTTGCTTATATAGTTAATGTATCCCGTCCGTCTTATACTATAACAACAACACCTTATAAATTATTAAATCATTATTTTAATCATCCAACGGAAATTAAATGGAATCCAATAAATTTTGCAATAAAAGAAATATTTTCAAGAGAAGTGGAAGAGACCATAAGTGTTTTAGTGATGCGAAAATTATTAGAACGCTCGTATGACAACCCAGACAATATTGATGAAACTAAATTAAAAGATTTAAACAAATCAGATTTAATGAAATCGCTTGGGCGAGTAGCAATTCAAACATTAACCCCAGAAGGTGAAATTTACGAAGAGTGGAAATTACATGGTGCATTTATATCTGATGTTAAACCCAGTGAATTAAGTTATGGCACAGAAGATTTAATAAATATCGGAATTACGGTAATATATGATTGGGCCGAGTTAATTTATCATAAGAAATAAGAGGGAAGATGAGAAACAAGAACAGAGTTAAGCAAAAAATTCCAGAAACACCAACACAACCAAATTATCAATATGCACCACCAGTAGATTTAGTTAAATTACCTTCCGCTGGCAAGTTTTATCCAAAAGACCACCCGCTTCACAACGTTGAAGAAATTGAAGTTGGTTTTATGACCACAAAGGAAGAGGATATATTAATTTCTGAGGCTTATGCAAAACAGGGTACGACCATGGACAAGCTTATTGAAAGTTTGCTTGTAAAAAAAGTGAAAGTAAACACCTTGTTACCGGGCGACAAGAGTGCCGTTGTAATAAACGCCAGGAAGAATGCTTACGGACCCGATTATAAAATTCAAGTAGTGTGCGAGTCGTGTTTTAAACAAAATGAACACGTCGTTGACCTTGAAAACGTTGGTCCAAAAGAGGTAAAATATGAAGACATTCAGTTTACTGACAAAGGAACTTTTATTATTAAGCTGCCGCGAACTGCGGCCTCTGTAGAGCTTAAATTTATGACCAGCGAGGACGAAAAGAAAATAGAAGAAAGAGCAAAACAAAAATCAGAACACAATTTACCAGAAACGCCGGCATCAGATAGGCTTCGCCAATTAATTGTTTCAGTTGATGGCAACGAAAGCGTGTTGGTTATCGGCGATTTTGTTTCTAAGCTTCCAATCGCAGATTCTTTGCATGTAAAAAGAAAATATACTCAGGTTGTTCCTGATATTGATTTTACATATGAATTTCCGTGTTCTGAGTGTGAGCACGCAAACAAGGGGAACGTGCCTATCGCAGGCGACTTTTTTTGGCCTGACGAAGGGTTATATTGATAGTGTGTATGAGTTGTTCTTTTTCATGAAACAAAAGGGCAACTGGAACTTCTTTGAACTCTACGCCCTTCCAATTAAATTGCGCGACTGGTTTTTTCGTCGCATGATTAAATTTTTTGAAGATGCAAATAAAGAAGATAGTTAATTTTACCACTGAAAACTATTTATAGAACAGAGGTAAGTTAAATGGCAGCATCACCACCATTCGCAGAGTTTCTTGCGCTTTCCCGCAAATCCGGCGTCACCAAGGCTGATTTGCGCTCGGCCATGGGCAGAATAACCGACCCAGCCGACAAAGCGGTCGCGGAGAAACACTTGCGCAACTGGAAACCGCCGTCGAAAGCCGCGTCCAAGGACAAGTCGGGTGAAAAAGCTGCAAAAGACAAGTATGGCGGCCTTATAGTAGAAATTGATAGGCTCAATGTCGCGTTGTCAAAAAATAATGCGGCATTTGCTAGCAACACCAAAGCACAATCTGCAACATTTAATCAATTGGTTAAATATAGTCTTAGAGTTGTTGAGTTGGGGTATGATATAAGCCAAGTAAATGACGAATATAACAGGCTATCAACAAATTTGGCTTCTCGCGTGCGCAAGGGGTTTAAACAAAGCCACATGGATCTTACTGATCAAACTTTGATATGGCGAAGATTAGGGGTGGGGATCACCGATACAACAGATGTAATTAATACTTTTGATACGACCATGGGCATGACAAGGCGAGAAATAAGCACAACCGGAAGGACGATGACTAATTTTGCTGTAAAAACTGGGCAAGACGTGGCTAGAGTTTTTAAGGACATGGCCAGCGGCGCAGGTGAATTTTTTGATATTCTTGATAATGCAGAGGCGACACGCCAAGCTTTAACTTTCCAGCGGCGAGCCCGCTCAATGGGCATGTCGATGCAGGGCCTTATGGGCACTCTTAAGAAGTTTGAGGATATTGGCTCAGCCCAAGAGGCCGGCGCTCAATTAAACGCGGTCCTTACTTCACTGGGCGGCAGTTTTGATGCAGTAAAGGCTTCGTCAATGGACTACCCCGAAAGGATGGATTATCTTGCTAGGTCGATTCAAAAAGTTGCACCACGAATTAGATCGGCCACACCTCGTGTACAGCGTGCATATATGAGCGCTTTTAAGGCGGCCAATTTTGATGCCAGTACTATTCGAAAATTTATGAATTTTAAACCGGGCTCCATGGCCGGCGGCCAAGGTGCATTCGGCGGTATGGGCGTCGGCCAAGAGCGCATGCTGGCTCGCAGAATGACAACAATACCCCAGGCCTTCGGCGCAGCACAAAAGCTTCTGCCGGGTAAGGGCGGGGGAATGGCTCTGATGGGCGCCGCCGGAATTCCACAGTCGCAAATGGTCGCGCTTTTGAAGGAAGCTGGCCAAGCCACTGGCCAAGGGGTGGTTAGTTTGGTCACAAAAGCAGTTGAAGATTCGTCGGAAGCTATTTCATCTGCATTAAGCGAGAAACTAGAAGGCTCTGATTTTAAGAAAAGTTTGGATAAGCTTGGAGGAATTCTTGGCGGAACACTTAACAAATTACATACAATTAATGATCAACAAACTGCGGCGATTGTGGCGAATAGCCATCGCAAATGGTATTAGTGAAAAGAGGTAGAAAAAAATAATGGTAGATTTATTCGATAAAGTCACAAGTGCCGCCACCACAGCTAAAAGGTGGACGAGATCATTTGAAAAATGGCAAAGCCGCACACTGGGCGGCATCGATGTTAATGCAGCAACCGCCGGCGCCGCAGCCCCAGAGCCAGATCCGACGCTCAAAACAGCAGATACGGGCGAAGTAGCTGTTAGAAATAGTTTAGACTTTTCAGATATTCATTTTACTTTTCCAACAACCGCCGGCCTGCTTGGAAAGCATGGAAAGTTTCAAAGATTAAGTTTTCCAGCTTATGTTACAGCATTTAGTGATAATTATACACCACAATGGAATACGACCCTGGCTTTTGGCCGAGCAGACCCAATTCCAACTTATAGTAATACAACAAGAACAATAACTTTGGGATTAATGATTCCGTGTTTTGGTAAAGAGGATGCTAATGAAAATCTAAAAAAGTTGAATATGCTTGTTAAAAATTTATACCCAGGCTATGAAGTGTTACAAGGAACTGGGCAAAGAGTTCTTGATAGCCCTCCTTTGGCAAGAATTAAGTTTGCCAATTTGCTTATAAATCATACAAATCCCGCGAAGGGCTTGCTTGGATATATTACTAGCTTTACAAGTGATTTTGGCATTAGGGAAAAGGGCGTTATAATAAGTAAAGATAGCACATCTGGTTTTTTATTTCCTAGGGCGATTGGCTTTAATATTTCGTTTAGTCCGTTGCACGAATCAACAATTGGCTGGAATAATTCCGCGGCCGAGGGGGAATTTTTTGGAAATAATAATTTTCCCTATAATGTCCGACTACAAAGGCACGAAGAGTCCGCTAAAGCTGATTCTGGCATCGGCCTGGGAGATGAATATAATGAAGCTTCATTGTTGGGCTCATAATTTGGTGGAAAAAAATGGCAACATCAAGGTATAAAAATTTAAATATTCTTGTTAATGATGATCCGGATTATAAAAAAGAATTTATATCTAGATATGGAGATAGAGATTTAATTCGTCATTATGAAACACAAGAAATGGACTATCCAACGTTTGAGGAAATAAAATTATTGACTTTTTCTAACCATATTTGGAAATTTGGGGATCACTATTACAAGTTGGCGCACCAACATTACGGCGATTCAAAATATTGGTGGGTTATTGCTTGGTTCAACAAAAAGCCAACAGAACAACATGTTAAAGTTGGCGATTTAGTAAAAATTCCTTTGCCATTAAATGATGTTTTAAAAATGTATGGACTTTAAAAATGGCTAAGAAAGTTAACTTCTTTTTACCACAGAATTTGTCACCGCAGAGTTGGCTAACTGATATGTTATTGGGACAAATATATGAGCCTGAAAATGACGGTTTTAGAGAATTGATTTATGGAGACCGGAAGGACCACAAAGTAAGCGAATCATTTAAACATGCGCACGGAAAGCTTATTTTTTTTCACCCAAAACATAAAAATAAATTTGAAGGCGGCCTTCCTTTGGTTACGCCCGACTCTTGGTTGTCTGCCACTGCGAATTATGTCGCCGGCGCAGTTGTCCAAGCTGGACAATTTGGGCTGGTTACAAATCCGCGATTAAGGTACATAGAGTTTTTAATGAATATGACGCCGCCCCAACAAGCCGCGCTAATCCCCTATATAAGATTTTTTACGAAAACAAGAAGACCAACCAACGAAGGGACTAAAAATAAAAATCCATGGCAGGAAAAGCCCATTGTTTTTAAAGAATTTGTAGACGAAGAGTTTATTTTAAACAATAAATTCGCCAGAATTGGCTCTGCTGGTATTAAATCATTGAAAGTTGAAAGAAAATTCCCTGCTTGGGGCAAGAGTCATTCTTTTTTCTTTAATGCTGACTTTTATTTTAGCAGCATGAAAGCTTTCACTGAGGGGCATCCTACTGATTTCGTGCGCGCTTTGAACAGAAAAGACTATCTTAAATTAATAATTCCACAAGGTCAAAAAACTAAGTGTGACGGGCTTAAAAGAATTGAAGATTTGGAAGAAAATTTGTATGTTGAATATGGCTGGCGCTTTAAAAAGGATACGCCAGATGAATTGATACCCTTCGATATAAGACAGGTGTTTCAAAAAGAAGAAAGAAAAGTTTTTAAAATAAGATGGACAAAACATGACTTTAAATTTGGCGAAAATGGCGAAATTAACTTATCTGTAAGCTATCAAGGCTCTCCTGAATTTGATGCCCACGCCGACAAAGAAAAAAATGATATTCTTGAAATAGCAGATTTTACAAAAGTTAGTTCAGCGGCGCTCGGCAAAGCAACTCTTGCCGCCGCTATGGAAGAATTAAAAGCATTAAAACTAGAATCAGAATTTGTTGATAACTTTTTTAGTGATTGTGCTGGTGTACAAAAAGTTAGAAGAGAATCATTATCTGCTGAGATGAGAGAGCTAGAAGATGCAACAATAGAAGAATTAAAGCGGGAAAAGCGGCAAAAAGGAATAGATTTAAATAAAAAAATCAATGCGGTAAAAAAAGCAACTGCTCTGGCGCTCCAAAATGTTTTATTAGAAATAATTGCACACGAACGTCAACTTTTTAAAATTAGTTTTCGTAGTCTCCCCGAAGGGCTGAGCACCGTCAAACCATCGTTTGCCTTACAAACTGAAGTCACCGCGCTTCGCTCAAAGAAGCGTATCGAATCTAGTCTTAAAAAACTCAAGATGCCGGTGGCGGGTCTTAGTCGCAAGGATAGGCAGAAGTTTTTTGATAAGAGCAACGTCAGTGCTATAAAATATTCAGAGTTTGAGTTGAGCGAAGTTGTAAAAGAGTTTGAAAGTGTGCTAAAAAGAAAGAACACCGCCGGAAGATACATTTTAAACCTTTTAACGGGGAACGATCCTGAAAATAGTAAAATAGACTTTAAAGAAGAGTTAAAAACTAGAGTGCATGCGCTATTGTGTGCTTTGACAAATTGCGGCCATGCCGCCGAAGCCGGTGGCCTAGAGCAGCGGCATCGCAGTTTTGGTAATTTTTTATTTTTTCCCTTAAGAGCTTTGATTTCAGCAGTTTATGAGGTCGCCGGCTGGAAGCGCCGGTACCAGCCATCAGTTGCTCTTGGCAATATAATTATTCGCTCTTTGGATGAGGAGCTTTGGGTTAATCTTGGTGATATTTTAATTGAAGTGAGCGTTTTTAAAGAATGGTTTTATAAGCACGTTGAGTCTGTTGACCGCGGCCAATGGGCTTTCGGCGATTTTATGAATAGTGTAATATATGATTTGGTACCTCGCGCTCTGATGGGCTCTAAAACAAATTTTGGGTCTATTGTAAGAGAGCCGTATCAAGTTACTGAAAAGTGGGCGAAGTCTAAGAAAGGCAAGGCGGAGGGCCTTTTTGGAGATTTGGCAGCAGATCCGACGTCTGCGACGGCGGCTGTGGCAGCCGGAAAAGCCATGGCCGACCTCGCCGTTGAAGTAAAAAAAGAGCAAAGTGACCAAGCTACTTCGTTATTATACTATAGGCAATTTGCCACTCCAACTGGTGGCGACACCGAGGCTGTTACACCCATGTTACAAAGCATGGGTGAACGGAATTTTAACAGGTGGAAAGATCATCGAGATGGAATGTATCATTTGGTCGTCGGCGAAGACCGCGGAATTCTTAAAACAATAGATTTTAGTTATTTGGACAATTCTGGCCTACGCACCGCTTTGTGGCTTGATACTTTGGTTGATAGTGCTGCAAAATTTTTAAAGCAACCATATCAAGCTAGCCCAACAATGATTGGGAACAATCTTTATGATAAGGGCGCTTATTTTGTTATTTCACATAATCCTTTGGGGATTAGTGATGTCGATGATCCCGGGATCCGCGGATATTATAGAATTGATTCTTTGACTGATGTTATTTCCATGGGAGAATATACAACTTCTGTACACGGCGTGAATATGGGTCATAATTTTGATAAATCTAAATCGGCAAAACAAGAAGAAATTTTAAAGGGCAAAAAAGCTAAATTTGGAATTTCTGCAAAACACGATATTATAAAATATATAACTCAGAATTTAATATACGGCGATCAGAGAATGGCGGAATTATATTTTAGTTCGGCTAGAGAATTTAAGAAGGAACTGGGCGCCCTACGGGAATACGATTGTTCCGGCCTAGGCGGCACCTGGGATAAAAAGAATAAGCAGTGTAAATGCCCAAGCGGACAAGATTTTCATCCCGCGCTTGCCGTCTGCAGTCCAGTCGGCGATGTCAACGCATATAAGGCCGAATCCGCAAATAATAGGGGCACCGCTGATGAGCAGTTTGATAGGCTGCAAAATCCGAAGAAATGGGCGATGAAAGATGCGACTAAGAAAGTAGAGGCCGACGAGGCAGCCGCCGAATTCGCGGCAAAGGTCGACAAGAAGACCGCCGCGGCCATGAAAGAGGAACAGGAATATTACGATAAGTTGTCGCCGGCTGAGAAGAAGGCATCCGACGCCGCCGCCGCAAAGCGCGAAGCCGACACCAAGAAGACTTTTCAAAAAAAGCTTAAAAAGCACCAAAAACAGCTAGCCCGGCAGGCAAAGGCAAAGGCAAAAGCCGCGGCCAAGGCAGAGAAGAAGGCTAAGAAGGCCGCGGCCCTGAAGAAAAAGAAGGCAAAGTAAATGGCATCAACAAATTTAGAAATTGAATTTAATTTAGCGGAGCTTGAAGAAGAGCTAGAGGAAACTAAAGAAGCCATAATTTCGAAGCAAGAATTTGTGAAACAACAAATTTTAGAAAAATTTGGGGAAATTTCTAGTGCAACTAACTCCTCTTCTACAAAAAAAATGTTTCAGGGCCGAATAAATTTTAAAAAAGTGTTTAATGACTTTCAGAAAAATACAATTGATATTTGGTATCACAGCCCACTTTATGGTAAAATAAGTTTACATGGCCTTGTGGCTAGCGTCGAAAATAACCCCTTGACCGATGAGCTTTTAAAGGAATTTCTTGGTCTCGGCGACGAAACTGAGGAAATTGGATGTGAGCCTATTCCCGAGTGGTGGAAAAAAGATTCTCCGATGTTGGCAAGTATTAAGGCGCTACTGGGCGACTCTGGGCGAGAAACAATTCCACTTTTTATTGTGGCCGCCTGGATGGATGCGAGTGCGTTTTTTCAAACTCGTCTTATAAATAAAAATAGTTTAATAAAAGAAATTAAAATAGTTAAAGGATACGATAGAAGAAACGACTTGTTTGTGCAAAATTTAAATGAAATTTATGAAAGTTTTTTAGTAGAAAAGTTGAGCGCTTATGAAAACAGCGGAGATTTGGCCGACATTGAAGATTTTTATGAATTGCTTAAACGATTTTTAGAAGGAACGGGAAATGTTATAACATTTTCTGGTTTTATGGAAAGTAAACTTACTACGCCATATAGCAGCGGGCTTGTTTATGATTTATTTGATGCCGATCTTACATCAGACCGAGAAAAAATTCAATTTTATGAAGATCCGAATTTTGATTTTTTTAAGTATGTTTTGACAATGCATGGATTTAAAATTGATCCAAATATTCCATGGCGAGCAATTGCAGATATAACATCTGATAAAATGTGGCCATATATTAGCAAATGGCAGTTGCCATATATGACAACGAAAGCCCCGGGCCTTGCTGGCCCATGCACAACTCCGAAGGACTGCGCAGCCCAATTTAATAAAGTGAATATTAGAGAAGTTTATTCTCAACTTTTCGTTCCTTATGCAAATTATAATAATTTCAGAGCTAAAGATTCTAGTTTTGCTACAACCATCAAGGAAATGTATCTTAAATTTCTTGCAAAAAACCCAACTTATTCAAAAACTGCTGGCTCATCTATTGTTTACATCAAAAGAAGCCCCTTGAACGAAAAAACTTTGGAAAAAAAGTGGATGAGGTGGTATGCTGAAATTAGAAATATAGAAAAAGGCCGGCCGCTTGGCTTTAAACAATTAAAAAAAATAGCCACCAAAGCACATCATATATATTTGTTGGCGCTGAAAAATGAAGACAAAAAATTAACCTCCGCGGCCCTTCAGTATGTCGAATATGCTTTAGGCCCGCTTGGTTTAGGAGCGGCAGATTTTGATAAAAGGTTGACAGTTAGAGAAGAAAATATTATAATGATTCCAGGCCTAATAGGAACTTAAATGTTTTTTCAAGTGTTGGACAACAAATCTAAGTGTAAAAAAATCTATTTTCAAGAAAAAATTCATAAAGATTTACCTCAAGGGCTTTCTGGGACTTGGGGCTATTGTGAAAATTTGCCACATGAAATAGAATATGCAAGCTTATATTGTGCCGGCAACCCGCTTGATGCAGTTTGTCCAAAAAATCTTAAAAGCGAGTGGAAAGCCACCAGCCAAAAGATGCGCGCATTTTTAAATTCTTTTAAACAAGCAAAAATTAATTTAAATGAGCATTGTTTTTATGATTTGGTGCCAGAACATTTTTTGTTAAATTTTTATGAAATCAAAAATCAAATAACCAAACATGTTTTGGATAACCACGAAAAACCTGAAAATTATGATTTTTTATTGCAACTTACAAAAGTTGTTGAAGATATAAAAAATAGACCTTTAAATTTAAAAATAAACAAATTAAGCCACTTAAGCCATCAGCTTGCAACTAGAAATTTTTTGAAACGACTTCAAAAAGCAGAAAAGCGGATTAAATATAATATTTTTGGGACAAAAACAGGCAGGCTGACAACAGAGCCAAAGTCTTTTCCCGTTTTAACGCTTAAAAAGGAATATCGTCCTATATTGGAGCCAAACAACGATCTCTATGTAGAGTTGGATTTCAACGCAGCCGAGCTAAGGACGCTTTTAGCCTTGTGCGGAAAAGAACAGCCAAAAGAAGATATACACGAATGGAACGCCAAAAATGTGTTTGCCGGCATGCAATCGCGCGAAGAAGCCAAAGAGCGTATCTTCGCTTGGTTGTATAATCCGGGCTCTAAAGATTATTTGGCGAATAAAGCCTATGACAAAACAAGCATTAAAGAAAAATACTGGGATGGTAAAATAGTTACAACGCCATTTGGCAGGAAGATCGAAGCGGACGAATTTCATGCTTTGAATTATTTGATTCAGAGTACAACAGCAGATATGGTTTTACGACAAGTGATTAAAGTTCATGATTTACTTAAAGACTCTAGGTCATATATAGCTTTTGTAGTCCATGATTCGTTGGTAATTGATTTGGCAAAAGAAGAACGCAGCCTTTTTAATCAAATTGTAGAAACATTTTCAAATACAGATTTAGGTACTTATAAAGTTTCAACGTCGATTGGTAAAAACTTTGGCAATATGAATAAAACAGAATGAATATAATTGGTTTTGGCCAAGTCGGCCGCGCCGTCGCAAAAAAATTGTCTGTACATCCGCAATATGACGTTTTTTATATTGACGTTGGCTTAACGGGCAAAAATTGCTATGCTTTACCGGCCTCAAAGGTCGTAGAAGAGGCCGAAGATAAAACGCCGCAATTTCCATCGTTGGTTGAAAAGGTTAAAGAAGAAATATTCTTTTTTTGCGGCGGCGTCGAAACTATAAGTAGCTCTATTTTAGCTACTTTAGAACAATTTAAACATTTAAAAATAAATGTTGTATATGTTCGGCCAAATTTTGATTTACTTGGCGAAAAAGAAAAGGCTCATGAAAGAGTTGTGTTTGGCGTTTTACAGCAATATGCTAGATCTGGGCTGTTTAAGCGAATTATATTAATTGATGATTTTAATGTTGCTGAAATTTTAGGTAATTTATCAATTGTGGAATATCGTGACAAAATTAATTCATTAATTGCTAATTCTTTTCACATGTTAAATTATCTTAAAAATAGCGATTTTATTATGAGCAATATATCGCCACCACATGAAATTAATAGAATTTCTACACTTGGCATATACAGTACAACAGAAGACAATGAAAAATATTTTTATAATATTGAAAACATACGAGAAAAACACTTTTATTTTGCTTTTGGCGAACAAACACTAAATGAAGAAAAAAATCTTTTAAACAAAATAAGCAAACGGATAAAAAAAGCTGGACAATCTGCGTTTACTAATGTATCATATGATATAACAGCGACGACATATGAAGAAGATTTTGCATATATCGAAGCTCACACAAACTTCATTCAGGGTGAAAAAATGGTTGACAATCGCTCAGAATGAGGTATACTTATAGTGCGGGCTGGGAAAATGACCCAGCCTATAATTTAAGGAGAAAAAACATTATGGCATTAGATTTGAAGAAAATGAAACAAAAGCAAGTTGCTCTACAAGGCAATGGCAATGGTAAGCGGTGGTTCTGGAAGCCGCAGGATGGCGAACAGACTATCCGAATTGTTCCAGATGCAGATGGCGATCCCTTTAGGGAGTTTTGGTTCCATTACAACCTTGGCGACAAGCCCGGTTTCTTGAGCCCAAAGCGTAATTTTGGCGAGGATTGTCCTTTGGACACCTTTGTTCGTAAGCTTTGGGAGGATGGCTCTGACGAGTCCCGTGAATTGGCGAAGAAGCTGATGGCAAAGCAGCGCTTCTTCTCGCCCGTGATCGTTCGCGGCGAAGAGGACCAGGGCGTTCGACTCTGGGGCTATAGCAAGACAGTTTATGAGAAGCTGCTGGGCCTCGTCTTGAATCCGGATTATGGCGATATTACTGATCCGGAGACTGGCACCGACCTTACCCTTCGATATGGTAAGAAGTCGGGAGCAATGTTCCCAAGCACGGATCTTGAGCCGCGCCGGCGCTCTTCGGCTCTTACTGAAGATCGTGAGCTTGCGAAGGAGTTTATTAACACTGAGATTGATTTTACTGCAATCTTTCCTCGCAAGACGTCGCAGGAAGTCAAGGAAATGCTTGACGAATACCTTGCTGACGGCGAGGGAAACGACGACGTTGAAAAGTACAATACAGAAAATACAGTAGATAAGGCATTCACCGAATTGCTAGCAAGTTAGGCTTGTGGGGGGGGACTTCGGTCCCCCCCTTTACTTTTAGAGGTATTTATGGCAAAAATAAATAAAACGAGTGGGCGATTAAGCATCGCCGATATGAAAAAGCTGATTAACAAGTCGGCCGGCGCAAATGTTGCGTTTTCTTTAAAAGACGAGAACCCAACTGAAGTTAACGAATTTATTCCGACTGGTTCGAAGTGGCTAGACGGTATCGTTCGTCGTGGCAAGTGGGGTGGTATCCCCGTTAGCAAAATCAGTGAGATCGCTGGCCTAGAAGCAACGGGTAAATCTTATATGGCAGCACAGGTTGCTGCAAATGCTCAAAAAATGGGCATTGATGTAATTTACTTTGATTCTGAAAGTGCTATTGACCCACGCTTTTTGGAAAGCGGGGGTTGTGACTTAGAAAATCTGTTATATATTCAGGCGCAATCGGTTGAGTTTGTCTTGGAAACAATTGAGAACCTATTAGCCAATAACGATAATAAAATGCTATTTATATGGGATAGCATGGCTATGACACCTTCAGTTAGTGACATTGAGAGCGACTTCAACCCACTATCAACGATGGCTGTAAAGCCTCGCATCCTTTCAAAAGGCATGGCAAAGCTGGTTCAGCCGATCGCCAACAAAAAGGCGACTTTACTGATCCTAAACCAACTTAAAACGAACATCACTAGAAGGCCCTCAGAGGCCATGACAACGCCTTATTTCACTCCGGGGGGTAAGGCCCTAGCTTACGCCTATTCGCTGCGTGTGTGGCTCACAGCGAGGAAAGGAAAGGCAAGTTTCATCTATGATGATAAGGGCTTCCGCATCGGAACAGAAGTGCGGGCAAAGATCGAAAAAAGCCGCTTTGGAACTCAAGGAAGAGAATGCTCTTTTAAGATTCTTTGGGGCGGCGAAGATATTCACATTATGGACAAGGAAAGCTGGCTTGAAGCAATTAAGTCATCAGAATATTTAACAAACGCCGGCGCTTGGTTTACTTTACACTATGATGATAAAACATCTGAAAAATTTCAAGCTAAAAATTGGCCCGAAAAACTTAAAGATGAAAAATTCTATAATAGAGTTGTAGAATTAATGGAACAAGAGATTGTTCTTAAATTTGATAAACGTGAAGGCAAAGCAGCAGATTTTTATGATGTTGATAACACAGAGCCTGAGCAATATCCATGAAAATAAAAGATATCATTAAAGAGCTTAAAAAAGAATATCCGTTGAGTAAAAAATATAAGTATAGATCCGGCACTGACGATGGCGGAAAAGTCATAGAAATACACAACATACCTCAAAAACATGCGAGAAAAGTAAGAAAAAAGATTCCTATGAGATACAAAGGAATGCGAACAATTGTATTTTTTCAGGTTGAACGAGAAAAAGAAGAGGAAGAATAATGGCAACAAAAAAGAATGTAAAAAGTAATCGCTTATCTTACAAGAAGACTAGCCAGGGCAACGGCCGTTGGTCAAAATTTCCACACAACAAAAGATCAAAGTTGTATAAAAAGAAATACCGCGGACAAGGAAAGTAAATTAAACTATTTATTATATGGCTCGTTACGATAAAGACATTTCAGAAGGCCGAATCCATGGTAAACTTGGCCTCGATCGCGACGGCGATATTATCATAAAACTTCAGGCCGACGGCGAAGACCTCGTATTTAAACAATATGATGGATATGAAGTAGCAAGAATTCATGATGGCGCCACTGACGTCTCCGTTGGAGGCGGATTTGGGTATAGAAAAAGAATTATCGACGTTGACGACGCCTTGAATTTGAGCGACGTCGCGACGGCTCTTCCTTATTCGGGAGCGACATTTAGTCTAACACAAGGCGATAGCGAAAGTGGTTTTGCAATTACTTTACCAAGCGCGGACAGCGAGGAAGAGGCGATCGTCCTAGTTGGTTGGCACATCTCAATTATTATTACCTCGTCAGACTCTGCAAGCGTAACTGTTGTAAGGGGTGCTGGTGGTGATACTCTTGTTGGCACAGTCGTCGCCGGCGATGCCGCGGCAAGCGGAATAACAATAGGCAGCCATGTAATTACATTTGTCGGCGGCACCGCCGCAGAAGGCGATCGTGTTGATATAACGTGTGTAGCCACCCCCGACCGCACCGATTGGGTGGTTCAGGGTTTCTGTGCCGTATAAGCGCTGCGAATAATTTCCTTGCCTTTGGATCCGCAGGATGCTATAATGAAAGCATGCTTATCACAAATACAAGCAAAAAGACCCAGCGCACACTTGAGCTAGCTAAGCGAGTAGCAACAAACAGCACTTATGGCCGGCTCAAGCACGGCGCTATT